TGTTGATTCTGTAAATTGACCATTGCGAGTAGCACGAACGAATCCTGCCATCTTTGAATATTCTTCGCATAAGCTACCAATGTGATTCCAACGATCATCATGTGGCATACCACCTTCTGCAATGTGTCTAGCATATACACGTGCAATGCCAGGACGAATTGTAGGTGCTAGGAATCTTTCACCTTGTTCATTTTCTAGGAAGATTCGTTCAACATTACGATAACGTTGTTCGCCTTCTTCAATTTGACGACTATGTTGTAACACAATCTTTACGCTAGGTACAGCATCACTGTAACTTGCTTTTTTACCCATTGGGTAGTAACCTTCTGCGATTGATTCTTTTTTCTTCATATATTCCCTCTTTGCCATGTCGTGCTTTAAGTTGCTTACATTACGTAATTCAAAACTCAATTGATATTTTTGTGAAAATCTTTTCAATTGATTTAATAATTGGTACCAAGATACATCATCTGATTCTGATTCTTCTTTTTCACTATTAGCAACCTCATCACTAAAGTAAACAGTTAATTTATGTAAACCGTCAATAGAAATAGTGACTGTTCCATAGTCTTCTCCGTCTTTGACAAAGTTGAATTGGAACACTTCTGCTTCCTCAGGGGTAGGAATTTCCTTACCTGAAGTACTTAACATAGTAGGATCTAGACCTTTGCTATGCAATAGTTCAAATAATGTGCGGTTTAATGATTCTGTGTTTTTTGGCATAATAGTATTTATCTTTTTTGTCTTAGCTCATCACCGCAAAGAACGGTAAAGGAGCGACAAATTCATCGTGGTCACGTATCCGATTTTCTAAATCAAAATGATAATCACTTAATTGCTGTAACATACGTGTTACCAATAAACTTGCCATAATCAAATCGTCTGTATCACCAATTTTAGCCGCATAACTACCACCGTGTGCTACAAATGCTTTTAATTCACTGATAAGACTACGACTATTTATGGTCATTTTCTTACTTTCAACTAGTGTTTTGAACTTAGCACAGCTTGCCAATTTGCTCTTGTTAGTTGTATTAAACCCTCTACGACCTTTGCCTGTTTCACTGATAAAGATACCCGGGATACCTGATTCACCATATTCATTTAATGAGACAATGGCGGCTTCTCCGATACCATTACATTCAATGCTGTAATAGATGTTGTTAGGTTCTCCGGTGCATTCTGCTATGTACTTGTTAATCTGAGACAATAATTTGATTTGACTTGGAATGTCGGTTTTATTGTGCTTCCATTCACCGATCTGTTTAGTAGTATTTGCTTCAAAGATTTGAATAGCAGCCGGGTCACCACCTGTACCCAAACTTGGATCTAACCCTACACAATAAATATTACCTTTGGTAGGAGTGTCATACCAACGAACTTGTCCAATACGACTAACAGGTTCGATGCCCTCCATAGCTATCAATGTATTTGGATTAATAAGTGTTTCGTCTGCAATAATAAATTCGCAACCAATCTCTCGGTTAAAACGATCCTCACCAAGCTGTGATTTCATTTCGGCTGCCCACTTATCATCTCTGCCGGGTTGTTCGCTCCAATGCGCTCTGTATGCTCTGAATCCATTAATTCCTACTTCAGTAGTGTTGCCAAAATCATCTTCTGTTTTGTTAGCACCTTTCCAAATGAAGGCAAACTGATCCTCATCACTATTTGGAGTACTTGTAATAATTGCTTTACCACCAGTTGATAGTGTTGGGGTGATAGCTGTCCAAAATTCTTTAGCGATGCTTGGTCTAACGAATGCAAACTCGTCCAAGTATAATAGTGTAATAGACATACCACGACCTGTATTTTCAGTTGTAGTAGCTGAAACTATACGAGATCCGTTCTCAAAGTCTAATGAACCTTTGTTGTATGTTGTTACACCTGCTTTAATGTGATCGGGACAGTTCTCATATGCATAGCGTATTCGTTGCATAATCTCCTGAGCACCTGTATACTTGTGTGCCGCAACTAAGATAGTACTGTCTGGAACAAACATGGCATACCAGAGTAAGTATCCTGCGGCTGAAGTTGATTTACCTGACTGCCGAGGCATTAAGCTAATAGAGTAACGATAGTTGTGATATGTTTCAATCAATCGTTTTTGATAAGCCCAAGGATGATAGACCATACTCCCTTTAGTAGGGTGTTGTATCATAAAGAAGTTATCCATAAAATATAGATAACCTGTATCTGGATCACAGCATTTAATAAAATCCTGTAGTTCTTTATCAGTTTTGAAAACTGTTTTAGTGTAGGGATTCTTTACTAGTGATGGTGCATTACTCATAAAGAGTATTTAGTTTAAAACAAAGTATGTATTATAGAAAGTTTATCTTTGAACATAGGATAAAACTCTGATTTACTAAGTCTATACTGCATTTCAATATTCTTCTCTATTGCTTTACTACGTGCATAATCCATATCCCTACCATTAATTTTTTTATACAAATCTTTGATGTATTCAACGTCAAATAGGTCTTTGAATTTTATAATATAATCATATTCGTGTTGAACATCTTTGTCAAGTTCTTGTACTGATGCAACTTCAAAAAACGCACTACCTATAATAGTATCCATATTTTCATATATGTATTCTACAGTAGGTGTGGGAATTTCATTTGGAGATAATTTAACACTGAATCTATTATTGTTTAAAAGAGTTTTGCTATATGCAAACCACACAGTATCTATGCATTCTTCTATAGAGGTAGCTACTATTTTAAGTTTTATTAAATTAAATGAGTTAACAGTGTCAAATAAATCTCTCCAAGAATCATAACTTTTAGGAAAATCTTCAATCTCAGTGAAGATATCTTTAATATCTCCGTGAGTTTTTACACAGTATGATAATGGTGGAGGCATTTTGGGAGTATTTTCTAAATCGACTAATAACTCCCAATCATATTCTACATCACGTAAGCAATTAGTTAAAAAATCACCCCTACTACCAACGCAGTAATTAATAAAAAAACGATTCATCAAACATTATTTAATGTCTAACGGTCTTGCTTTGGTGACCATAATACAGTAGAACTTCTCTTTTGCTGTATATTCCTCACCTTGCTCATTTTTACCTTGAATATCAAAAGCTAAGTTATTGAACACATCAATATTAAAGCCACAACGTGTGATTAATGCGGCTAATTGTTGCTCGCCAAAAATACTATAGTGATTCAAATTCCATTCGTGTTTACGGTCACAGTCGGGAGCAGGAACTTCAATGTAAAGTTTGCCGCCTTGTTTCAATAGACGATTGTATTCCATCAAACTAAAGATAGGATATGGGCTATGTTCTAATGCGTGACGTAAGAAAATGAAGTCTACGCTTTCATCAAAATATCCGTCTTGTTGTGGAATAAAACTCAAATCATATTTTGCAATTTTATGACCCTTACTTTCACAGATTTGAATGTCGCCAGGACTTAATGTAACTCCGGTAACATTCGTGTATTCACGCTCTTTCATTCCATCTAGGAAGTAACCAGGGCCACAACCTAAATCTAAGATTTTAGCATCTTTGGGTAAATTTAGCGGGTCTATGTATTTTGTAATAACCTCTTTGGTGAGATTTTCATGCATCGGACTAACGCCCTCATCATAGATATGTGCTGTGTACAACCATTCGTTGTAGAATTTTAACTTGAGTAAGTCGAGGGTGTTGTTAATGTCAATCATTGAGATTCCTGTAATTTGATATAATTACTTATTCTCAAAACTGACAGTGAAATTATTTTCTTTTGTAACCCTTGAAAGGTTTAACTATGCTTTGAGCATTTGTATCGGGCAATTCTTCACTATCTAAATCACCTTTGTTTAAATCTATGTATTCTAATCCGGCAGCTTTATATGCTAACCTAAGCATATCTTGTTCTTCTTTAGTGTAAGGATGTGCAGTGTTGTGTTTACCTACCCAACTTTCAGCAGGCATGTTGATTGGATTTATTCCATCACTACTTGCTACAGCCATCATTAAACGATTTAAATCATATTGTCTATCATAGCTGTCTATTTTCTTTGAAAAAATATTTAAACCGCGGGTAGATTGTTGTTGATGTTTAGTTATTTTGCCAACTTTGGATTCGGATATAAATTCATTTGCTCTCATCGTTTATATCCCTTAAAGCCTTTTATTGGTGATTGTGTTAATGTGTCATCCATCTCATCACTTCCAGGGGTACTGACTGATTTTTTACCAGACTTACCTATCTTAGCCAATGCTTTATCAATTAATTCACCTACACCAGAATCCATTGAACTAACAATTTGATGTTCACCCCAAGTACTAGCCGCTCTGAACTCAGGTTCATTGCCGTTATGAACCCCATCTTTTATCCCACTCTCACCTCTTACGGCTGCAATTGCTACACCAAATCTATACAACTCATAAAAGTCTTGATTTTGTAATGAAGGTATAATATAAGTATTAGGAAGTGACTTATCTACTACATCTAATCCATCATGCACGTCCTGTAGCTTTTGCTCGGTTATAAATTCTTTAGCTCTCATGTTAACTTGCTTCAGTGGTTATTTCAAATTCATCTTCGGTATCCATTACTGAATCAGTATATCCATCTAATGCAATATTTAATCCGTTTTCGGTATCACCAATGAAAGTTATCTGTGCTGAAATAAAGTGTAGTAACACTTGGTCTACAATAGGATTAACCATTAGACGAACATTACCATCAAACACATCCATGTTGTAGCGTGTCAATGCATTACCAAAGAATGTAGTACCGTATCCTGTGTATTTTACATTGGAACTATCATTTGATATCTGTGCAGTAATAGTTATATCTTGACTATCGGGTGTTCCCGTATCACTGGATCTAATTTGGAAACTTGCTTGTGAAAACATATTAGCCGGAGTTTCAAATACAACTTGATTAGGTGTTAGTCCAATACTGTACGTGCTAGATGTGACAGTTCCGACATAGAACAAGTTACTGAAGTTATTATTAATCTTCTCAAATGCAGTGCGTAGTGGGTCACCGGTCCCGTCATTCGGTGTAGCACCTACATTGATATATTCTTGGTTGTAATAAGGTCCAATTGGTTGCGTAAATGTTAACATTAACGCAGTAGGATCTTCTTGTATTGCAGGAACTGATGACCCTAAGTAGATATTGTTGGCATTAATAGTAATATTGCCAGAGAAATTTGAATTACTAGAGTTTGAACTATCATCAGGGAATTGACTAGGATCAACTAACTCAATACTGGCTGCGGGAGCTAATGCAAACAAGTTTGCAAAATTATTATTAATTTTGTCAAAGGCTAAGCGAAGAGGATCACCTGATCCGTCATTTGGCACTTCGCCTGTATCAATGATTTGCTGTGTCATAAAAATCCCTAGATATAGTATTTATCTATTATCAAGCCAACTGTTAGGTTGCTGTATGATAATAGTGCGTCTACTATCAAGCCAACTCTTAGGTTGCTGTATGATAATAGGACGCTTACTACGCTGGATTTCTTGTAAAGCTCTGATAGCTTGTATCTTTACTTCATTGTCTGAACTCTTAACCATTTCAGTTAAGGCTGCTATACGTGCGGCTTCTGCTACTGTAGCATCTCTACTTAATGACTTTTGTGCTTCTACGTATGTAGGATAGTGATTATCTGTAGCACATCCTGTCAATAATAAACACAGTGCTAATAATATGCTACTATTTTGCGATGCCATCATAAATTTTCTTTTGTGCATTATACCAATCTTGCCATCCATCTACCTTTGCACTACATTCCCAATACAATGAATAGTTATGTACAACTACTTTTAACATCTCAGTAATTGCCACTGAGTCACCCTCAATCTTTTTGAGGTCTTCGCATTTCTTCATTAATTCAGGGGTAGCATTGGGGAACTTTTGAGTGACAGGAACTGTAGTAGAACATCCTGCAATAAACAATAATGAAATTAATAGATATTTCATTTCTTTGCCTCCGCAGCCTTGTTTAATTCTGTTGCCTGATTATGAATGTTAATCATTTCTTTAGGTACAGGGCAGTTTTCAATATACTTGATTACTTCTTCTCTCCTAATTCTTTCAGGACCTTCTACTTCTTTGATTACTTCTTTTGTATTCCATCTATCAACATACTTGATAATGTCACGGCCTTTTTCACGGATTACTTTAGTCTTTTCAACAACTTTTTCTTGGATCTCTACATTAGTATTAGCTGATTTTGCTTCGGCTTGGGCTACTTTAGCTTCCATCTCTTTGACTCTGAGTTCCCACTCTTTATAGTCAGCTAGACCGCCCTCAAGATAGACACCCAAGACTAATACTAACAGACTTATGACCTGAATAGCTAGTTTATAGGTTTTAACAAAAGGAATGAATCCTAGGACGAATCCTGCGATTGTGCCCAAAATACCTAATCCAAAGATTATATGTATTGCGGCTTCTGGTAGTATTGATAGTATCCACATAAAGTTATTTATGCAAAATTTTATACAACTCAGGGATAGTATCTGCCAAACTAGTACGTTGTATTTTGT